TGGATATAGAAGAAGCAAAAAACAAGAAAGCGAAAGCCGAAATGGAGATAGCTCACATTTTAGAAAGGCTTGAAACTGAAACAGGGCTAAAAACCAGCATGGTATATACACACCGGGAAAAAGTTGAATCAGAAGTAATAGTTGAACCTGAATACAGGGTAAAGGTAGATATAACTTTAGTATTGTAGTTATGGAAGTAAAGAAAGGAGTAATCATTGACGGAGTGCTACATGAGGGTATAGTTATGAGAAATGCCCATTGTGACGGATGCTCATTGATAGCAATTTGCCACGAAATACATGGTAATGATGCGTTATGTGCTATAATAGATTGTGACAAGTTTGTCAATCGTGGCAAAGTGACTGTTATACCTTCTCGTGAGACGCCCGAAAACACTGGGAGTATTTATCGTAATGGAGTAAAGATAGAAAAGGAGAAATAGCCATGCCAACAACACTAAAGCAAACTTACCCAACAGCCAAGAAAGAATACAATTGTGAATTTTGCTGCTGCAAGATACAGATAGGGCAAAAGTATGTCCGTCAGACAAATGTATATGATGGAGTTGTGTACGACTTCATTACACATCAAGAATGTAAGGAAGCGGCTCATGAATTGAGAATGTACGATGATTGTGATGATAGCGGGTTGGATGGGGATACCTTTCGTGAAAACCTGAATGAATACGTTTATACCAATCACTACGATAATGAAGCGAATGACATTTGTTCTGATTGGGATTTATCTCACTATGAAATAGCGAAGAAAGTATTGGAAGAATTAAAAAAGGAGGAATAACTATGGGATTTACAACACCGTGTTTCATAAGAAAGAATACACCGGAGCTTCGGAAGAAGTTGGAAAAATTAGGATACAACCATTCTACTGATGTAATCGAAGATGAAAGATTTTGTATTGCTACATCACCAGTTAACTGCAATTATCATGTTATTCTTAAAGAAGTTTTTGATGATACAAATCCTCATTGCACATGGAACTGTGCTGGAAGAATTGATTGTAGTATCAACGAAGAGCTTTTCTTGGCTATCGCTGCATTGAGGGATGATAGTAACTATATGCAGTGGTTTATAACAGACTCCATTCTTAGCGTTTCTTATGACGATTCTATTGGTAACGATCATTATTTCACAGAACCCAAAGGCATTATGTTCTTTTGGGATGAAAATTGGAATCATGAAACTATTATTTCAGGACATTATCACAAGGCTACCGTAAACGAATTGATTGAACATTTTAAAATATGAAAAAGATAATTATTCTTTTAGCGATAGTTGCACTATTCGGGTGCAATAACTCTGGAGAATACCCTATAGAACACCGTACAATTGAGGGAAGCGTGACTTATCTCAATGATAGTATAGTGATTATCCGTACCCATAAAAAGGGGCTTGACAACTACGAAACGAAGATTATTAATTTGAAAAGACAATAGCCATGACCGAAGAACTTGTAACATTAGAGACTGCGAAGCTGCTGAAAGAGAAAGGTTTCGTTTGGAAGTGTGAACACCTAATAGACCGCAATAAGGTTATTACAAAATATGACCTTCCGCAAAGTATGTCGTGTTGTACGGAAATAGATGACGAACCAGTTGAATTTTTGTGTCCAGTGTTGTATATCGCCCAAAAGTGGCTACGTGAAACAAAGAACCTGCATATTTCCATCATTAGAAACGCTTGCGGTTATGGCTATGATATATGCAAGGCTGATAATGGCACTCATATAACCGATGGAATATTTAAAGGTCCTAACGATGGTGGGAATTGGGACGCATACGAGGAAGCACTGGAAGCCGGAATACAAGAAGCATTAAAACTTATATAACTATTATGAAAAAAGGAATTTACACAAAAGAAAATGTAGGTAATGGTGCATTCATCTTTACCGTCAATAAGAATTTTGTAGAACCTAAATTTTGGGGACTGCATGAAGAAAACGAACAGGCACAATGTGTAGTTATTATCCATGATGGCAATGCTTTATTCTTCTATCCGGAAGATATGGATAATAATACCCATATTCTTCTTGATTGGGAGAAAGAGCAAATGGGAAAGATATATCCAACCACAGAAGAAGGCATGAAGGATACCGATGGAATAGGCAATACCAAAGCATTAGCTGCATCCGGAAGCGAAATTGCTGAGAAAGTCATAGCATTGGACTTATGTGGATTAAGTTGGCACATTCCGACACTACAAGAGAGTGTCTTAGGGTATGAACATAAGGTTATGCTGAATACAGCCTTAGCTATCTGCGGAAAACAACCAGTGAAAGATGACTGGTATTGGTGCTCTACGAGAAAAGGAAACAAACGCAATTTTGTTCTCGATTGGTTCAATGGTAGTTGGTTCAACGGCAGTCAGGACTTTGACAGTTGGGTTCGCCCCGTGTCCGCTATCTCTCTTAATTCACTTTAACCTTATAAAAGAAAGATACAATGAAGAAGATAATGTTCAACAATAAATACGGCTTAACCCAGGCTGTATTGGATGGTCGGAAGACTATGACGAGAAGGGTCTGCAAGTATGACAGACCAAATGAAACTTATGATATTGTATTCCCCGTTTTTGAACCAAATGATTACGATAATGACGGGAACATAGTATCTCCATTAAATTATGCTTTTGGTTGGAAAAACGACAAAGGAGACTTTACGGGTTGGAATATTCCAAAATATAAAGTCGGTGAGGTTGTTGCCATTGCGCAAAACTATAGCGATTGTGGTAATATGCCTGATTACGAATTGGACGAAGATGGCTATCCTATAATGCCAAAGAGAAGCGGATTTTTTAATAAAATGTTTGTCCGCGCTGACCTCATGCCCCATCATATCCGTATTACCAACATCAAAATCGAAAGATTGCAAGACATCTCCGATAAAGATTGCTTGAAAGAAGGAATTTACAAAGGACAATGCGGAAGTGCAGATACACATTTTATGGATGCTTATTATTATAAAGGGGACATTCAGCCTTATTGCACCCCTCGTGAAGCCTTTGCCGCCCTCATAGATAAAGTCTCCGGCAAAGGTACATGGGAATCCAATCCCTATGTATTTGTTTACGAATTTGAATTAGTTGATTACATAAAAAACATTGAACATGAAAATCATATTTCTTGATATAGACGGAGTAATTTCCACCGAAAAGTCACATTATGCACTTGATAAGGATGCGTGTGATTTACTTGGGAAGATTATAGATGCTACGGATGCCAAAATTGTTATTTCTTCGTCTTGGAGAAGAAACACGGTAGAAGATACAAAAGAAGAATTAACAACCATAAGACATTCAGTCCCGTTTCCATTTCCATACGCTGATAGAATTGTAGGAGTAACTATAAGAGCGTATGCCTATATTATGCAAGGTATTCATCTTAGCATTCCTCGTGGAGTTGAGATAGAACAATGGATCGACACCCATATCCACTCTGAAAATGGGAAAAATTGGAACTATAAAAAGATTGGACCTGATTTTAATTACGTGATACTGGATGATGATAGCGATATGCTTCTTGAACAAGCTGAACACTTTGTAAAGACTGATACTCTATTGGGGTTGTCGGAAGATGATGTTGAGCGAGCTATTAAAATATTGAACCAACGAGAAAAGCAGACAGAATAATCAGAGACAGACATTCCCGCATCCCGGACAAATACAAGAAGATTGACACTACGGTCAACGGGAATGCAGAAAGCCTTGCCGAACAACACAAGGAAGTGGAAAGAAGGCTATTCCCTCTACGCCTTAACAAGACCACTGTTATTTACGTCACAAAAGACAAACAAAATGAAGCATATGCAGCGAAAGCACGTAAACGGATGGGGATAACAGAGCCAAAGAAACCTTTTGTCGACCCGCTTTCGGAAGAAAACATTACCAAGCTATACAAGGAAGAAAACATGCCACCCCGCAGAATGGCAGAGATGCTGAATGTAAGTGTAAGGACGATATACCTAAGGTTGGCTAAGTATGGACTTACAAAAGTTAAATGCAGATAATATGAAAGAGAATAATATTTTAAACAAAGAGATTTATACAGAGGCTATGATAGCAGCTTCTAAGGTTGATTTCCTTGAGAGCAAGGAAGAGATTAAGATGTATGCCACTTCGCTGTATAACGCGATGATATGGGGTAGAAAAGTAAAATATTAAGTTTTTTATTTGGCGTTATAGAAATTAGAGGTATATTTGCAGCGTTACACATATTAAGAGGCGGACGGTTGTCTGCTATTAGCAGGCATTTTTTATGTTTGTAAGCTAACGCTGTATATTATAGCGGTCTGCAAACCCGTGTGGAGAGTTAATAGCCTCCCAACTGCCTCTTAGGTATGTGTAACGGCGGGTTAATTGCAGACCGTCTTCTTTCTGCAATGCCATAAAACGTTACAAAAATGGCAAATGAATTAGTTTTTAAAGGTCAAAATGACCAAGTGTTAACCAATAGTATTTTGGTTGCTGAAAAGTTTGGCAAAGAGCCAAACGATGTAGTAAGAGCAATAGATAATTTATTGCAAAACGCTGATAATGAATGTGACGCAAAAGTTCGGGACATGTTCGTGGAATATACAGAAGATGTTCCACAGCCCAATGGAGGGGTGAAATCCGCAAGACGATTTATAATGAACCGAGACGGGTTCACTCTTTTGGCAATGGGATTCACTGGTAAGAAAGCCCTAAAATTTAAATTGGAATACATCGCAGCATTCAACTCTATGGAAAACGCATTGAAACGGCATCTTTCTTCCGCACAGATGTTTGCAATGCAAGCGAACATAAACCTCGAATACGAGAAACGGATAGAGAATATAGAGAATGAGATTGCGGAAATAAAGAAAGAACGGGAAGAAAACGGGAAATTCTTATTGTCAGTGGCTATGTCTTCGGAAGAATTGCCGCAGCTGTCTATGCGTGACAACATCCGGCAGCTGGTAAACAAATACGCATCCGCCATGAATATAAGGCAGCAAGACGTATGGCACAAGATTTATGACCAGCTGTATTACCTATACCATATCTCCATACGGAACTACAAGAAAGCAAGACGAGACGAATCCAAACTTGAAATAGCGGAGAGAAATCATTTCCTTGATAAGATATACAACATCATATCCAATATGGTGAGAGAATCTAAAGCAGCCTAACCCTATTGCCAAGCCCTGCCCGTACCTATTCCGGGCGGGCTTTTACTAAAAGACTAAACAAATATTCATCATGGAAAGAAATACAATACCTGCTAAGAAGCAATACGACCTTAGCGCAATAGACGAATTATTCAAAGACTGCATATCTCCCGAAGAATTACGGGAAAAGCTTATTGAACTGGCTTTTGATTATGTGCAATACGTAGATGACGGGAATACTGATTTTGTCAAATCGAACATGAGCACCATATATGTATTGTGCTGTGCCCTACAAAAAGTAAAAGAATTAGAGACACCAAGCTAATACCCTCACCAAAACGGCAAGCGGTATAAC